GGTTTCATCTCAATGATTTCATTGAAGTCCGTATCAAGTGCCATACATGCCTGTGCAACATACCACATTATATCTCCAAGTTCTCTTTTCATATGAAAGATGTTCTCATCATTCACAGGTTTACCTTGGAATACCATCTTCTTTACCACCTCAGTAAACTCACCACCTTCAGCACAAATGCCAAGAGCAGCAGTTAATAAACGATGAACAGGTATCGCATCAGGGTCTTTCTGTATCTCAAAACATCTAGAATTAAATGAAATATAATCCTTTGATTCTTGAGATGTAACTGCGTCTACAAACTCAGTATACTTTTGAGTATCTACTTGTTTGGTCATTTTAATACATTCGATAGAGCATTAGCAACTTTCTTTTTAACACTTCTCTTTTTAGAGACTTTCTTCTTACCCCATTCAGATTCTGGTGCTTGATGAGTAGATACATTTTCCTCTTCAGTTCTTACAGGTTTTACTTCTACTTTTTCTTCAGACCAAGGAATATCATATTCCCAATTCTTTTCTGTATCAAAAGTTTCTGCTGGATTACCCAAATTTCTTTGTAACAATCTAACACGGACAGTATCCTTTTTGAATACTGGACAAGGAGTTACAATTCTACCAAGTTCAATATACTCCACATATGAAGTTGTCTTTGGTTCCAATACAGGAACATATACTTTTTCTTTAGGCATTTGTTTTTTGTTCAGATTTTCTTAGTTGTTCTAGAGCTGCTAGAACTTCAGGAGTCTCTTCCCAAATCCATTCTTGATTATGTTGTTCGTTCTTCTTTACTATCGTATGTGTTCTTAAAGTCATGAAAATTTAAATCCAGCAAATGATTTTTTGGGTTTTTCTTCATTACCATTATACTCCTCTTCTTGGCCACTGTCAACTATATCATTCTGAGCACTTTGCTCACAATCATACAATCTCATTTTAGCCCTATCAATACCAATAACAAATCTCTTAAAGATTGTTGGGTCATTATATCTATTCTTCAACTGCTTAACCATTATTTGATTCAACGCTTCCAACTCTTCTGTAGAAATAAGGGCAAACATAAGGTCAGCAGTAGCAGGGAGTCCAAAAGACTCAGAGGTGTCAGTAAGGTCCACATCACTACTAGCAAAGCCGCTGCGAGTAGTTTGAGTGGCAGATACAATCGGAACGTTCGCCTCAACTGCGAGACCCCGTAATTCTTCTGCGATTGCTTTGATGTATGAGTAGGAGTTAACTGAGGCATTTGCTTTATGTCTGGAAGATGCACAGATATTCAAATAATCTATGAATATTATATCAGGCCTAAATGACTTTTTCAATGCTAATTCTTGTAGCAATGATTTGAAATGTCCTGAATGTGCGGAAGCAGTTGGATACTCTTTAATGATAAGAGTTCCTTGTGTCTTCTGAGAAAGATTAGTTACCTTATTCTCGAAAGTTTTTCTAGGAAGGTCTACTATGTCCTGTATATTGACATTAAGTAGATTAGCATCGATCCTCTCCGCAATCTTTTCCTCTGCCATTTCGAGAGTAATGTAGAGGACGTTCTTCCCTTGGAGGAGGACACTGCTAGCCACATGGCACATAAATAAACTCTTTCCAACCCCTGTGCCAGCAAGAGCAATGTTGAGAGTTTTATTCGGAATACCTCCTTTTGTAATCTTGTTAAAGAATTCGAGATCGAATTCAATCTTGTCTTCCTTTTTATGGTACGACTCATATCTTTCTTCATAATCGTTTAGATAATCATGACCTATATGATTATCAAATGAAACTGATAATGCATCAGAGAGAATAGAAGGAATAGCATCTCTTCCCTTCCTTTCATCCTGTCCATCTGCTAAAGCAATAGATTCCATTAGTGCCAGATAGATTGCTCTATCTCTACACCATTTTTCAGTAGTATCTATCAACCACTGATTCTCTACAACAGAATCAGTTAAAGATTTATTAATATCTCTGACTTCTTGTACTTCCGTTTCGGTAAGGTCAGTCCTATTTTCAGTCTCAATATTGAGTGCTTCAATAGTAATAGCAGAACCATACTTTACAATGAATTGAGTTATCTCTTCAAAGATTACCTTTTCAGTTCTTTGTTCAAAGTATTCTGGTTTGATGAAAGGTATAACCTTTCTTGAATACTCTTCATTATAAATTAAGTTTCTGAGAATAGTAGTCTCAATTCGTTCCATAAGAGAATTGTTGGTTCGCTATAGCGTCAAGTTGTTTCATTATATCATCAGTAAAGTATTCTGTGGGGTTTTTTAAAATCTCTTTACCGTATATCTTCTTACCATTCATTTCATATCTTCCAGCAACATTCTTCCATAGACCACCAAATTCCCCTAATTCTAGAAGACCATAATAGCGATCTAATCCTCTCTCATCATAATAAAGACGTATCTCTACCTGTTTATTTTCTTTAGAGAGTCTTGACTTTGCCGTCTTAGCTTTAATAATGTTACCAACAACTTCCGTCTTATCCTTTTCCTTTTTCTTTGAAAGATAAATGATTGTACTTGCGGCATATTTGAGACCAGAGCCGCCTCCCATTTCTTTAGTTGGGACATAAGAACCGATGACATCGTAGGTATGGTTTGTAACTATAAGTGGAATATTTGCTTGACCCAACTTCAAAGTTAACATTCTAAAAGCACCTTTCACAAGTTGAGATTTAGTCATATCTCTAACCTGCTTATCATTGAGTGCGTCAGTAATCTCCTTCTCAGTGGAAAGCATTCCCAAGGAGTCTAACACAAACATACAAGGTTTTCTATCTTCTATGTTGGTCTTTAAATATATATCCACAGCACGAAGTGCCTTTGACCTAAACTCCTCAATGGTGACTACATTAACCACCACAAGGCGTTTCATATCTATACCACGTGACTCAAGTAATCCTTTGTTAACAGCAGCTTCAGTATCGAAATAGAGACAGTAACCATCAGGATTACTATCCAAAAAGTTCTTGACAACTGCGAGGGAGAAGAAAGTTTTTCCAGTACTGCTTTCGCCAGCGATGGCAGTAATGCGATTGCTAGATACGCCACCATAAATGGAACCCGACACCAATCCATTAAAGATGTATGAACCTGTGTCGATGAATCGTTCGTTTTCTTGGATGTCTGCTGCGAGTTGGGTGTAGTCATCACCTATTTCTTTTACAATCTCTTTCAAAAAATCCATAATTTAAATACTAATTCCTCTTTCTTCACGTAAAATTTTCTTGTAAGGCCCATCAGGATAAAGTTCTCTGACTTGCTTCACCTCTTTTAAAAGATGATATAATCTGGTATCTCCTCCTAAAGATAGAGCATTAACTATTGTTGCTAAATCCTTATCGTCGATAGGTAATTCCATTAGGAAAAAAATGATTCTAGGTTTACAGTTTTCTCGACATTCCAACCTATTGCGTCAAGAATAGCTCTGAGTGGTTCCAGAAAACTCTTCTCAAATTGTAAGTCATAGTCGATGTATTTGTCAAGTCCAAGTTCGTGAGGGAAATCCTGAATAAAGGATAACACATTCTCTTGAATAATATTTGGTTTTTTAAGATAGAGGAACTTGACCTTTTCCCCGTTACCAATGAGCGAATACTTATTAGTCAACTTTTTCTGTTTGACATAATGGTTGAATAGTAACGCACCCCGTATATGTATAGGAGTTCCTTTCGCATAGATTGTAGAAGATGCCTGATACTTACGAACATCAGATGCTGTCCGTGGAAATGCTATATCTTCTGGTGGAAGTGTTTTGAATTCCTTACGACACTTATCAATAAAATCAATAACATCGTCTTCTGTAGCATTCATCATAAGTTTGAGAGCATCCTTAATCATACTACGACAAGGTGCTGGTGTAGAGGACTTGACTGCCTCAATACCCATCATCTTGAGTTTGGGTTCTTCATATCGAACACCCTCACTATCCCATACATTTAAGATGTATCTTTTCTTGGCAGTCCATATACCTCTATCGGCAATGTTCTCCCTTTTCATAACCATTTTATTATCATAGGCACTTACATACTTGGCCAACGCTTCATAAGAACTCTCAATAAAAGGTTCAAATTTAGTTTCACACACCTTGTTAAGGAACCTAACAACGTCCTCATTAGCTTTCTTTCTGCCCTTGTATACAGCGTCAACCAGAGGCCCCATATTAAGGTAAATGGAATCAGTATCTGAAGCAATAACATAGTCTTCTCCATCAGTTTTCAAAATTTTATTAATGTGAGCATTCATCTTATTCTCTATCCATCGAATGGATACCTGCCCACTTAAGGTAATTGCTTCAGCGTTAGCCAGTTTGTAGTATCGAAAATACTGATTGCCAATAGCACCATAAGCACTATTAAGTTGAATCTTTCTGGCCATCTGAATATTGTTACATCTAGCAATCTCCTTTTCAAGAGTCTTTGTCTTTGTTTTTTCATATTGCTGCTTTGCCTCAAGCATCTTCTTTTTGTAGATGGTGCGGTCTTTGTAAATTTTCTCCATGAGTTCAGGAAGGAACCCACGAACATCCTTCCTATATTGTGCTCCATTCGCACAAACTGCATAATCCCCATCAATCTCAATCTCCTGATTTAAGAGCCCTTCAACGCTCGCACTGGGATGCTTAGTTTCCCTGATGGTCTCTGGTGAAATATTGTACTGCATAATGAGATGAGGATAGAGACTATTAAGGTCAAAACTAACCACCCAATCATACTTTCCCGGAATCGGTTCCTTGACATATGCACCTGCGTATTTTGCGTCCTTATCAGATCTTTCCTTTGGAGGAATAACTATATTCCTCTTCTTTAAATAATTATAAATTATCGTATCCCACATCCGAACCTGAGAGAATACATCAGCATAATTTGCCTTTGCGTCATATGCCATAACTATAGCAAGTTCAATCAGTTTCATCTTGTCTTCCATACGGTCAACAAGTTCCACGTCAATTATATTATACTCCACAAACTTCTGCCAACCCTTTGTGTAGAAGTCCTTAAAAGTATCAAACTCACTATGGTCTAGTTTCTTCTGCCCAAGTTCTACACTGGCAATATAATCTAACCGATATGATTCCTGAGCCTTATAAGTAAACTTCTTATAAAGATTGAGATAATCTAACTGAGTTACACCACCAATATCATAAGTAATATTCTTACGACCCATAATATGAATCTCTTTCTCCGTCACCAATCCCCAAGGAGACATACGACGCATTAATTTCTCACCCAGAATCCTATCTAAACGACGACAAAGATATGGAATATCATACAGTTCACTATTCCACCCAGTGATAACTTCAGGAGTATTCTCCTCAATCATCCACCAGTTAATGAAAGAAGTTAAGAGTTCATACTCAGTCCTGAACCCCTTGTAAATAACATTCTCCTGCTTATTATTAAAGGGCCCTAAACCCCAAGTGCGAATCTGTTTTGTATTATAATCCTGTAGAGTAATAAGTAATATTTCTTCTGCGGCAGATTCTACATCAGGGAATCCATTCTCTGACGCAACCTCAATATCAATTGTGGTTATCTTAATTTCTTTTT